AAAGGGGATTCCTACGGAGCTTATAACAATTTACGCCCTTTACGTGTGAGCCTGGCAACTGGGGCGCTGCAATCAGAAACTCCGCTGACAGTAGGAAACACTATTTATGCCTCAAAGGAAATTACGGCTGGTTATGATGGTGCATTCGCATGGGTGGAGCAATATAAAACGAAAGCACCATTTTTTAATTCATATTCCACAACCGGAGCGAGTGAATACCATCCGGTAATTAAACAGCAGGCAACAATTGCGGGGAAAAACTCCTGGGCTTTTTCAATGGGGTCTCTGGTAAGCGGTGATGTGCTTTCGTGGCATCTGCATCTGAAAGGAAGCGGATCACAGGATATTAATTTCAAATGGGATACTGACGGCAACTTCTCCGCACCGAGGCAAATTATTCCGGGAAGCTATGCCAATTTTGACGGACGCTACTACACCAAAACCCAGACTGATGCCGGGTACATGCCGAAAACGGGCGCGTACACCAAAGCGGAGAGTGACGGACGTTTCCAGCCAAAAGGGAGCTATACCCCGGCTGGACAGGCGTACACGAAAGCCGAGAGTGACGGTCGTTATCAGGCAAAAGGCAACTATACCCCGGCAGGTCAGGCGTACACCAAAGCCGAATCTGACGCGCGTTATGGGGTAGGTAAAACGACTACGGGAAATAACAGTGCGTACTATACGCACGGCAACGGCGCTGTTTTCATGCAGGCTATGAGAAACATCTCTGTCGGCAATAATGCCACCGTGACTGTTACGCTGCCCACGTCATTCCCTAATGGGATTCTGGGTATAGGTTCAAGCTATTACGGAACGGGCGGGAATAACTCCGCGTCATACTGGTTCTGTACGCCTGTGGGTAAAAACCAGGTGAAAATTGAAACGAAAAACTGTAGTGGGACATTTTTCTTAAACGTTACGGGCTACTGAAATGGATAAATTTTTTAGCAATTCAGAAAATAGTTTTTATCTGGAGGGAACTGTCATTTCCTATGAGGCGCAGGGTATTCCTGTTCCCTCTGACCTGAAAAAAATTACTGACGAAGAATATGAGACTTTTATGGTTTCACCTGACAGGAAAGCACCATATTACAGCCTCAAATCAAAATGTATGGTGTGGGTTGATATTGCGCCACCTACGAGGGAAGAGGAAATTGAAAGCGCAGAGTTATTAAAGGCGCAGCTGTTGGCTGGCGCGGCAGAAGCTATTTCCCCGCTTCAGGATGCCGTTGATTTGTCTATGGCTTCTGAGACGGAAACAGCGAGTCTGTCGGCATGGAAAAAATACCGGGTATTACTTAACCGTGTTGATACCAGTAAGGCGCCTGATATTGAGTGGCCAGAGGTGCCTGGCAATGTGGCGTGAAGCACGAATTGCGTTCAGCGATTCCGTGGCCGCGCTGAATTGTTCCATTATCCCGGTACATCCCTGGGTGTACGGGGTAGGGCAACAGACAGAAAACGGCGCGTATCTCAGCCCGGTAAACGCGATCAACTACCTGGCTGACAAGCTGGCCGGAACGGGCGGGGCGGCGGATATCGTGATCATGATGGTTTCTGGCCAGACGCATGACAGCTTTATGGCCAGCCTGAACAAGCTTGTGGATGTATTCCCCAGCCCGGCATTTACCCAGGTGCGGAGGCTGGCGCAGTCCGCCGCGCAGCTGGCTGCGGAGAAGATGCAAATTCCGGCGAAATACAGTCAGAGTTTGCCTGCGGCGATCCCGCTTTCTGTGCCTACAAGCCGCACTGCTCTGGCGGCCGCAGCGGTGAAGAAAGCCCAGCAGGAGGCCGCAGCCGTCGCGGATTTGACGGGCGTAAAAAAGCTGATGGGGGATTTTAAACAGCAGCGCGAAAGCCTGATTTCTGGCATTGCCAGCGGATTAGCGGATTTGCAGGGAAAAAGCGCCAGGGCATGGGTGTTTACTGCCAGCGGCGATCTGCCGTCCACGCTTCTGGAGCTGGTAAAAGGGATTCCACTTCAGTCCTCTGTGTACACCGCCGCCATGATGCTGGTTGGCGACAATCTCGACGGCATAAAAGGAATGATACATGACCTCGAATCCGACACTGGCGCTTAACGGTGAAGCCATTCTGCTGAAGAACATGCGCGTGACCGTATCGCAGCAATTCCAGGATAAAGACCAGTCCGGCCAGACGAGTGCAACCACGAAATCAGAGCAGGGCATCAAAGGCAAGGAGCTGCGCGTGTCCGGCGAAATTCCGTATAAAAATCCGGAGATCCTGCGCCGTATCTTTGAGCTGGCCAGCGCGACGGAGGCCAGCGGCCAGCGCCAGAAATACCGCGTTGCACATGAGGCGGCGCGGGCGGTGAATTTCCGTGAGGCGATTTTTACCGGAACACTGGACGCGCCGCCACAGGACGGGCGCATGTCCTGGCTGGTTACGTTCACCCTGACCGAACATGTCAGCGTGCAGGAAAAACGCGAGGCCAGGGCAAGCGGCAAAACCAAAGCCGTGAAGCAAACGGCGGGAAGCGGCGGAGGCCAGAATGGTGGCCAGGCCGCTGGCGAGGATGAAGAAAAACTGACGTGGTTTGAAAGCAACGTACTCAAGCCCGTAAATGACGCACTGGCATAATCATGAAACCGATTAAACGTTTATATCTTTCAACGGATGAAATTCACCTGGCTGATGCCAGCCTGGTGCTGGAGCTGAACAGCTGCGGCCGGGGGTTTATTACGGCCGGAACAACGCAGGACTATACGGGGAAGCTGGTGCGTCTCGATGTGGGTTACACCGATCTGGTGTTGCGCTGGTTTACCGGGTACGTGGAACGCTCGCAACCTGCTGAAAACGGCTTTCAGCGTCTCTTTGTTCGTGAGCTGGTCGGCGTATTTGAACGCCTCTGGCCATGTTCGTTTCAGCACCCCACACTGCGTGATGTGGCCAGCTGGCTTACAGAGCACAGCGGCCTGACCTTCAACGTGCCGGATGCAGATTATTCAGACCGTCCGATCCCACATTTCACCCACAGCGGGACGGGGTATCAGCTGCTGGATAATCTCGGAAAGGCTTTCGGCATTACGGATTACGTCTGGTATCAGCTGCCGGACGGCGCGGTATATGTTGGCGGTGCGGAAAAAGCCCTGTTTGCTGGTCGCCCGATTGAGATCCCGCATGAATTTAATCAGGGGGCGGCCGGGGGGAACTCAATGACGCTTCCCCTGGTGCAGAGTCTGCGCCCCGGCGTGGAGCTGAACGGGGAACGGGTGACAAAAGTTCATCTGCAAAATGACACGATGGCTGTCACCTGGACACCCCGCAACCGTGCGACGGGTAAGCCATTGCAAAAAACACCCGTTCAGCGCCAGATTGAAAGCCATTATCCGGAGCTGGCATCCGGGATGCATTTGCCAAAGTTTGGCCGTGTGATGAATCCCGTTGAGGCAGTGAAAAGCGGCAATTTCTCCGATCCGTTCCGTCCCCGCTATGCGGTTGACGTGCAGCTGCTGGACGCGGACGGCAACCCGGAAAAAGACACGCCTGTTTATTCGGCCGTTCCGCTGCCGGTTCCTATGGCGGGTAATGATTCGGGGATGTTCCAGTTTCCGCCTGAAGGAACGCTGGTCGAAATCGCTTTTACTGGCGGACGGCCGGATAAGCCTTTTGTACGGCAGACCGTGCCGGACGGAACCAGCCTCCCGGATATCCAGCCTGGCGAACAGCTGCAACAGCAGCGCGCGGAAGTATCGCAGCGCGTCACCCAGGCGGGGGACTGGGTGAGACAGACAGACCAGACGATCAGTGAAACCTCAATGGCACGGGTGGTTAAGGCCGATACAGAACAGCGGGAGCTGGTCAGCCGCGAAACCACGGTTAAAGCCACGGATAAAATTACCGTGCTGGGCACGTCCACGCTGATGGCCGGAGCCATTCAGCAGGTGTGTACGGGGGATTACAGCCAGGCAGTCAATAACCGCGTGGCGAGTATCGGCGGCAATGATGAAACAGACATAGCCGGGAACCAGACAGTCACAACGGGTAAAGACCTGATTGAGAAAATTGGCCAGATACGTAAAAGCGTGGCGGCCGTGCAACAGCAGATTATTGCGCCGGTGGTGTGGATTGGCTCTGGCACTATCAATGTGGCACAGCTGATGCTCGACACGCTCGACGTGGTTAAAGAGCTGGCAGAGCAAACGGCAAGCCACACCCACAGCAATACGGGAGCACCGACCAACGCGGGAGCAATCCGGAACACCGGAGCGAAAGCGGACACGCTGAATGGCAAATACTCCCCGGTGATTGGCAAGTAAACCTGTCCAGAATATAACCCGCGAAAGCGGGTTTTTTTATGCCCTTCATCCCCAGGCGGGGATATCTCTTTTCTTACCTCTTAAGCGGCTATCGCTACGCGCTGTCAGCGGCGCTCTGGCGCGTTCAGCCTTTTCGCACACGCAGAGCCACCCTTAAAACAGATCGTGTCCACAGCGGGGCGCTGGCGCGTCACAGCACGGCCAAAAAAATCTTTCGCAGACCAAAATCGCACTACACCGCACCCGCCTGCGGTTTTTGGATCATAAAAATTTTTCAGTTTTATTTTTCTACAAACCAGACCGCCAGACCGCGCCAGTGCTGGCGGCCTTGCGGAAAACCGGAACTGAAAAGATTGAAAAGAATTTCAGTGTTTTTCAGTTTGAGAAACGTCAAAGATCAAAGTTATTTTACTCAATTTATTGAATTTTATGATTATTTAATCTTTTTGATGATTTTTTCATGAGGAAGTTTGAGAGATTTTTTTTATCGACATAAGGGGCAAACTATGCCATCGAACCCTCTTAAATTTCTAATTTACATGGAGTTATGTTACTTTTGACCTGACTAGATATATGTCAAAGAAACTGTAATTGATTTCCAAAGCCATTAAGCGAACTTTAGTCACAGCAGGAAAATATT